GCGAATTGTCGGATCTCCGATTTCCACTGGTGTGGGTGCGATCTCCGCTAGCGGAATACTCGGAATGATAGTGGGCTGCGCGGTAGGCGCAACAAGGAATGTTTCGGGCTTTGGACGCGCGAACCAAACGATGATAAGAATTGCGATTATCGCAATGATCACAACTATCAGCCCCATGAGTGTCTATATTTGCGCGCGCAAAAAACGATGCGCTGCGCGCGAGTCGCGCGCGAGTTATAGATGTTGCACGCCGAGTTGTTGGTTGAATTTCGCGAAGTGCTCAAAGAGAGTATCAGCTTGGCGCATGCCTGGATTGGCCGCGGCCTGCTCGCGATAGTAATTGACGATGAGTTGGAATTGGCGCGCAACAAGAGCACTCTTGCGCTTGCCGTCCTTTCCTTCCTTGCTGTCCTTGGACACATCAAGCACGAAGTTTTCAAAGATGGTCGATGCGCTGCGCGTCTGCGCGAAGTCCGCATAGTAAGTCGAGAAGTTCTCGCGCAGTTTACCAATGCTCCGTTCGATCATGTTGAATGCTTGGTCACATCGCGAGAGACTCGGAACTTTGCGCAAAGTTGCGATTGCATCAGTAACGACAACAGTTAGTTGCTCGGGGTTCATGTCAGGCGCGACATATTCAGTGTACATGTGCAGTCCGTATGTGTACACTTTGTGCAAGAACAACACAAGTAACTCGCGAGCGCGCGCGTCGTCATGTTGGATGTATGCGTCTTTGACATCGAACCCGGCGATGGGAGTAAACGCGCCACTCGGCATGGTTTCAAGAAACCCACCCTTGAGTGCGTCGATATTCGCGAGACTTGACTTGAATGGCGCGAGTGTATCGCACGCTTGAATGATTGTGCGAACCTGCGCGGATGCAATGAGCGTGTCGTAGGTGAGTTGGAAATTCGCGCATGAGTCAATGCGCGAGATTGGCGGAGTGTCTGCTGGTGGTACGAACTTACCACCAGTTTCAAACATCGGGCGCACTTCGATATCGAATTGTGAATACATCGCAATGGCACTGCGCACCACGAAGTTGTTAATGTCGCGCGCGCATGATGAGAACGCGGAATCATCGCCATCGATCTGCGCGAATATGTGACTATCGCGCAGTGCGAAGAGAACATCCGCAAAGTGTTTCGCAGCCTGTAACATGCGCCCGAACTTCGCGAACGCCATTGATTTATCGAAGAGACAACCATTCAGAGATGCGGCGACTCCGCTTGCTTGCGCGATTGGTGATGCGTCGCCGGCGCTGGCCGCCGCGGCTGCACCGAGCGACATTCCAACCGACGATTTCTTTATGATAGTGCGCGATTTCATTGTATATGGCATGTGCGAGTTCTTCTGATGGACAAAAAAGAGGACGCGCAATTGGCGCATTAGTTCATTACGCTATATTTTGCGTAGATGATGATCATGACATTAAGCACATCAAACAAGATAGTGCGTAGGTTTGGTGTTAAAGCGCGCGCGAGGAGCTCGCGATTTTTATCATTGATCGCCACAGATGGCGGTTCGCTTTCCTTTGTTACTGCATCACTGATGAGTGAGTCTAAACTTGACTGCAAGAAGAATCGTTCGTCGTGATTCTTTATTGGCAATGACCACTTCAGTAGAGTGTGTCCCATCCTCTCAATGATTTGTTCGTTCGTAAATGCGGTATCGCGCGCGAGTCTATACTTCCCTTGAATCTCATCAAGGATATCAAGGCAGTCGTGATCGGTTATGTGCTTGATAAGATGTGTTATCAGTCTCGCAACCAACGAACAGAAAGCGCGCGCGCACTCATCGCGCGTGGTTAACTTAGCAACGTCTGGGAACTGAAATTTTGATGACATGATATATGTTCGCGCGTTATCCTTTAAGTACAAGATCGCGAACCGCGCGCTCTGCATCAAACGCGCGACCACCGACTGTGTCGGCGTCAAGATCCTCTTGAATACCGCGCAGCATTGCTTCATCAAACATGGAGTCAGGGATCGGCGCACCCTTGCCGCCCTGCGGTGGCGGTCCGCGTGGTGGCGCAACTCCATGGTGTGGTGGTTCATCATCTTCGATTTGGTCATCATGTGCACTTTGCGCGCGTTGTGCATGAGCGCCAGTTGGTGATGCGCGCGGCGCATCGTCTTTCTCACCAATTCGCGCGCCTCTCGCAGCCATTGCAGCACGATATCGCGCGATTTTTTTGTCGATCGAATCTTTCGATTTCTGCGGGTCTCTTTCCTCATCACTATCTTCGTCATCATCCTTTGCGGAATAACGCGCAAGTCTTCGCGTAATTGGTAGGCGCTGTTGTTGCGCTTGCTCACGTTCGGCATCCGCAATCTTGCTTACGAGTCGCGCGAGTTTCGGTATAAACTCGCGAATGCGCGCCTTGCCAATGATAACTGATCCGTCTTTCGCGACAAGCGCGGGTACTGACGCGATTTTATATTTCGCTTGAAGCGCGCGAATCACTCCGACATGATCGGGGCAATCACAACGCAATAAGCGAATTGGACGACTCGCGAAAAAGCGCGCGAATTTACCGATATCGCCGAGGATCTCGAGAGCAGATGCAGAACTATTGACAATGATGATCGCCGATTCAGGTCGTGACATCGCGCGTGCTATATGGTCCAATAAAAAAGTTTGAAAGACGATGTGCGCGATGCGCTCATTCTATTTGCGACCGTGAGCTGGCATCGATTCAAATGCAGAGCGCAGAAGCTGCAGATTTTCTGTGATTATCGCGAGTGTGCGCTCGATTACTGCTTCTGGTTTGTCGATGCTCGCGCGAATGCGAATACTCAGCTCAGATGTGAGATCGTCGACATTGCATACCGCAGAATCCAGAGTTGGGAATGACTCAAGACATACGTGAGTGAATAACTGACCAATTGTGTATGTCTCGCCCTGCATTTTGATAACATGTACAGGTACTGGATCAGCTCCAACATCCAATCCCGCATCCGCGATAACAATCGGCGCAGTTCCGATGTGCGCGATGCGCGCCGCGAGCGCATCGACAGCGCGCGTGAGAATCGCGCGAATGTCATGAGTTCCGGTCAGCTCAAACTCAAGCAGATGCGTATGTGGATTGCTCACACTCGCGCATGTCAAGCGCTGCGCGGTCTCAGCGTAAGGTAGTTCGGGTTCGACATAATCTTCATCGGTCATCGGGCGTTGATCCAGGGGTTTGCAAACTGCGACTGATGCCGGCGCGAACTCCGCACTACCGATTCCGCGCTCGACACTAACATTAAACTTGATGCTACGATGTGGTCCGAGAGTCACAATGTTTATCGTCTCGAAGAATGGAAGCGTCGCGCGCGCAGGAGTGCGCCCTGACGGCACAAGTTCGCCGGTCATAACATCGCGCGGATCATCACTATCATTCCGCGCATCGAGTGCGAATGTCATGCCAGCTTGCACATGATCTTGATCGATTGGAATAAGTGTGATTCTGCGCGCGATCATTTCGAAAATCGCGAAGTCATCATCCGTTTGCCAGCTCGCAGGATCCATAACAAGCGCGAGAGTCTCAAGCTCGCCCAGAAGCATGCGCCGAATCGCGTTTACATAACTCGTATTCAGACCATGTACAATGATTCCGATGGACATTGGCCATATTCCAAGGCGCGGGAGTGCATCGCGCGCAGCTCGCGATGTCACGCGCGGTTCGATAACTTCTGATTTGATGAGCTCAACGCGAACGCGCGACATAATGCAGATTGTATATTATCGTTCGTGGGGCATTCAATTTGCGCCAAAAAATATCAATGCAATGCGCGAACATTACTTTGCTTTCGGTGCGGACTTCGCACGAGGCTTACGCGGTATCTTCGCGGGTTGTTCCGCGTCGGGCGCACTGAAGACAAATCGTCCATAATCGTCATATTGCCAGAGAGTCTCGCGACCGCGCGCGATTACCGTTTCGAGCTCGTCAAGTTCCGCAAGCCAAATTCGCGCGCCAATGAACGGTGCCCCCGGTCCTGGCGCGGCATCCGCGAGGAGTGCGTCGAGTTGCGCACGATATGCGCTGAGTGCGCGCTCGAACTTCGCGCATCCTTCGCGCGTTTTATCGCGTTCGCGCAGATCGAGAATGTACGCGAATGATGCATCGCGCGCGACTCGCTCTGCAACGTGCGGTTCGTACTTCAAGTTCGGCGAGTTGAGAGCGGCTACATTCATGCGCGCGAATTGGTGTTGGTCAAGGAATGCTTCGGCTTCTTCATCGGAAAGTTCCGCGATATTCGCGCGGCGTTCGCGATTCATTTCGATGAAACGAATAACATTCTCATAATACGCGATCCACGCGCGAATAAGCTCTTCTTGGCGCGCAATACGTAACGCGTAGAAATCGCGACGAAGTGGGAACCATTCGCGAATTACATCGGAATAAGTCGCGAATGATCGCACACTTTCGTCTGGCATGATGAAGTTGAGACTGTCACTCATACGTGCGCGAAGATGCAGCGCGATTACGACTGGGTCGTTAAGATCTGCGGGACCCCTGGTTCCGGGCGCTGCGGGAATGATACCAAGCGCAGCAAATGCCGGGGACTCGACATCAAATGTCACTGTAATATCAACACAGTCATCGCGCGCTTCGTACTTGCGCGCGCGGATTGGTGATTTGTCTGATTCGGATAGTTTATCGAGCTCTTTGATGTACGGAAGAGTCCAACAGCACATTGGTAGTTCATCGATGTGCACGGTGTCGCGCGCGATCCACTCATAAGTTCCAATCGACCATGTCTCGAGCGTGGAGGCCGAGGCACTCGCGCGCTGGATCATGTATCCATGCCACATGTATTTATCGCGCACTGCGGGATCCGCGCAATCATAGATAACGCGCGAGAGACCCTGCGACCACGCTGGTGGTCCATGCGTCGGTTGTTCAGCACCGCGCGGATAACAACATGGTCGCGGGGCGGGAAACGCACAATCCGCGCCGAACTTTATAAGCTTGCGAAGAGCCGCGATCACGTCGACGACTTCGCGCGCGGCCACTGAGATATTCCAACCATGCGCGGGAACATCAACTTGCTCAAGCATGACCAGAGGAATAATCGGCATGAAATATTCCGGTTCTCCGCGCTTGCCTTCATCAATGCGGAATGTGAGCAGAGGGTAGTCATCCGCGCGAAATACGAGACTGGTAACGCGCGAGTTGAGCATTGCTTTGACATATCGCGCGGGTGATGCATCATGTCCGCCTTCAAGCCGCGTACCTGTGTTACCCGCAGGGAGCAAGAACGGAAGCTGACAACCACCGGGAGTAATAAACGCGCGACGAATGATTGTTTTTTGCAGTGATTCCTCACCATGATGATATTGTTCTTCGGCTGATATCTTACCCGCAAGATCCGCAATCTTCCTCTTCTCATGAGGTGATGCATTAAAGATGCGCAAGCAACCATTAATAATCTTGCGACCGGCCTCAACTTGTCCATCGCAGAATCCGTTGAGTTTGCGGCGCAAATTATCGCGTTGATACTTGTCTGCTTCATGAGCAAGATGATAACTTGCGGAAAGTTCCGCGCATTCCGCGCGATGCGCTTCGATTTCCGGAATTGGTGGAGGCGGTGGCAGCGACAATTGTCGCTTGCGCAGTCCCGGATCACACCCGAGGTAGATTTCAAACATGCGCGAAGTCTCATCGTCGAGTCGATACGTAATCGTTCGACGCGCGAGATTGCGCATGATTTGTTGCATCTCCTCGCGCGAGTGATTACCGAGACCCTTGTAATATTCGGCCTTATAACGCGCGACTTGTTCGGGGTTTGCTTCGCACCAATCGCGATATTCTTCATCGCTGTAGAACTCAAAGACTTGCGCTCCCGCGCGCGACGTTGGGAACGCGCGAATGATTGGAGTTTCCAAGCGCTGAATGTAACCAGACGCGAAGAGTGCAGGCCAATAGAGATGCATGACATTGAGTACAAGACTAAAGATGTTGCCGACTCCATCGAGATCTTGATCAACACATCCAACAATCCCACCATAGCGTAGAGTTGCTCGTTGAGCTTCGGTTGTGTATGGGCACGTGTAGTCAATGCCAAGTACATCAATGAACGTCTTCATGAACTCGTTATCGAGCAGTTTTTTGCTTCGTTGCATGCGCGCGATACCAGTGCGCGGATCGACGATGATCGTAGTTTCCTTGCGCGCATTGACAATGACTCCGCGCAGTGAGAGAACACCGCATGTGTCGAAAGACAATGTAGGCGACCCTGATATGCCTTTGCAGACTTGACTTTTTGCGCTGTTGCCTTCCGCGAGAAACAGTCGACAATCGCGCGAACGTTTGGTACCCGCGAGATGCGCCTCGGTGTATTTATCAACATCAATGTGCATTCGCGGAGCAGCGCGTGATTTGACAGAGGATGTCGTGCGATCAATCTTCGCGATGACGAGATCCGCGAGGTATTCACCAATGCGCGATGTGAACGCGGCGGAAAGTGCAAGATGCTTGCGTAGATCTGGTGCGCGGAACTGCGCGCGATCCTTCGATTGACTCGTCCAATGAACACCGGTCGTATGCCATATGACGATGATCGCCATATTCGTCGTGATATTGCGCGCTCCCGCGACATCAGTGACATCGCGCGCGCTGAGTTTGCGCGCAAGATCAGCCTTTGCGCACTCTTTAATTTGCGCGGAGACATACTCTAGGTGATTTCCCTCCGGCACCATGATGCCATTGATGACCGACATTAAGTAGTGTTTGACGTCCGGACATGCAATGACGATCGCGTTTTTCGTCTCCGAAATCTCAACGCGACGCGCGACGCTATCAATGCTGCGCGATGATGCGCGCGATCGAAGGATCGCATCAATATATCGCGACTGATCATACGCTATGCGCTTACCACACCAGCGAATGGTGAGTGATGGCATGAAGTACGATGCATAGAATGCGGCCCAAATAACACGCGTGAACACGACACGCTCAAACTCTGCTGGTTCTGTTTTGAAGTGCGGAAAGTTGAGAGTGTATGTAAGGCGCGTAAATGGTACAGCTACACTCGGCGTAATGCTTGGTTCTTGCGTAACGCGCATTCCGTCAGTCCACATTTGCGAATACGCAAGCTTGCGCGATGCATCAATTGTCTCGATGCGAAACTCGCGCGAGTGTATGTTGGCAATCTTAACACCAATACCATTTGTGCCACCGAGTGTCGATGTTGCAGTATCTCTTTTAAGATTCGTACCGGTAAACGGAATGCCGAAGATGAAGTGCGGGATGTAATACTCGCGCCCCTCATGCATCTTTTTAGCAATTGGGATACCGTCTCCGTTATTCTCGACGATGATTTGGCCGCTCGCGCGATCGTACGAAACGCTGATTTCAGTCGTCCGCGGGCATTGCTGCGCTTGGTCGAGTGCATTTACGATCGCTTCATCGAAACATTTGAACAGAGCAGGACTCAGTGGGAACGTTTCATACGTCGCGTCGAGTTGGCCCTTTGCTCCGGGTGCAAATGTGAGCATCGCAGTTTCGATTGGCTCGACCGTTCCAGCCCAGAAATCCTTCTCGCGGATATGGTCAATAACGGAAAGCGAATCGTACCGCGCGAGATCTGCCATTGCGTATGTAGTATCCGCGCGGCTTCAATTTTGAGGCTCGCGCGATGTCATATAATGGCTGAAAGTTTGCGCAGAATCGCGCAATTCCTATCGTTGCGCGATATTGTCGCGCTTGGTGGGGTGAGTGCGCGCATGCGGATGGATGATTTGATGTGCGAATTGATCGCGCAAAATCGCGCGCAAGAACGTATGCCATCCAAGTGGGAAAGATCGTTTAGTGAAATTGATGTGCGCGGCATGCCGATTAGCTGGGTTTTCAACATGTTCGATGAAACATTTGTACCTCTCAAACCGCGAAATATGCGCGCGAATATTTACGCGCTCTCTATTTACGAACGCGCGGTTGGAGGTTGCATGGGGCGCAGTCATCACTTGCGCGAAGTGCGCGAAAGTCGCACATATGAAGTAATGGGCTGTGATGATTTGAGGATAATAACTTATCCTCTCGTCGGCGACATTATTTCGCGCGGGACTGCAGACGAACTCGCGGAAGTCGACGCTTTTGGAAATGTCATCGCGGTCGCGCGCGATGAAGAATTGCGCTGTGTCGAATTTGGATGCAATATGAGTATCGACTTTGCGCGCGTTGAAGACTCGCGCGGTTTCGGTGAGCCTTGGGAACGATAAAAATGATTCGCGAATTGATGTAACATATGATGAACGCGATTTCGCAGTTTCTATCATTGCGCGATGTTGTCGCGCTTGGAGGAGCGAGCGCGCGAATGCGAATGAATGACGCGGCGCTCGCGGCACTCGCGATTGATCGCATACTTGAGCATGAGGTTGCGACTCTCACCAATGGTCAATTAGACAATTGCAGCCTCATGGAAAAGCCAAGCGAAATGCGCGGCGGAATCTTTGCGCTTTGTACTCACGAGCGTCTACTCTCTGATATTGCTGACATAATGACTCTAGTCATCCCTGGCGGACCATACAATCAGGCAGATGCCGATAAAATATTGCCCGATATCATCGCGCGAATGATATGCGATGGTGAAATGTTCGAAGTTGTCGAAAGCGAACATAGAGTATCACGTCCAATTCTCGGCGATGCATTCGTGTATTTCGCGCGTGTTCCGCCACCACCTTATGGTAGATCGAGAACATCGTTTGCAATCAGGCGATTCAATCCATTCGAAAAAAAGTAGTGCAACGCGCGCGTTACACAATCGCGCCCGTTGTCTCAAGTTTGGCAATGAGTGCGTCTGCATCCTTTGCGGCTTCTTGCGCTTCCTCATCGGTCTCTTTTTTCACGCGAGATGCCACGGTTGACTTCGATTGCCGATACAAGAAGTAAATGACGACGATGACAATGACGAGAATAATGATATTGCGCGTCGTCAGGAACCCCGCGAGTTTCTGCTGCAAGAATGACTGCTGTGGCGCACTCTGCGCGGGTTGTTGATAATAATGTTGAGGCGCGGGAAGCGGCACCGCAGGCGGTGGTGGTTGTGCAACAATAGGCGCGAAATCATAGTCAGCCATTTTATGGGTCTATATTAGTAGGGGCTCGCGCGTGGTGTGATGCATAATTGCTTCGCTCCGCAATTATGCGCACCACGCTGCGCCCCTACAACCTCGTGTAGAGGAGCTCGCGGATTCGTTGACAAGCAAAAAAGAATTTGCACACGCGCACCACAAACTCTCCCGGGCATCAATTCACCGAGGTTGTAGGGGCGCAGCGTGGCTCGCACGATCGCTTCGCGATCGTGCTATCAAGCCACGCGCGAGCCCCTACTAATGCTGCATGGCAATGGCGAGGTTCTTGTCGAGCTGATCTGCGGGATCGTAAGTCGTGAGTCCCTCAGATGGGAGACCCGCAGCAGAGGTGCGCAGGTAGTCATAAGGATCATCGGTCGTGGTTGCCTTCGCGGCGCAGAATGCGGTCGGGTCGGCATCATAACCCTGTGCAATCGCCGCGCCAGTCAGACCCTCCCCGGGGCCGTCGCGACCTTGTTTGCATAGCTGCGATGCGCTGCCGGCAACACATGCGCGCATGCCCTCCTTCTTCTTGCCGAAGAATCCCAGCATGGTGCCGAGAACATAAACGATCAGAATAACGAGCACGATGAACACCGCCATCCAGTGGGTCTGAATAAACCCCTGAATGTACTTCTTCGCCGATTCCAGGAAACCTCCAGAGTCCATCTTGTCTTGCGTACGAGCGTGACTATATGAACCAATGAAAAAAAATAAATATACAATAATCAAGAAATAGACACAGCACGATGACGGCGACTGGGGAATCATACGCGATTTATCAAAACCTTCATCGACTGTGTAAGTTCCGTGGTGCGCGTGTGACATCGCGCGTCATCGATTCCGCGGATCATATCGCGCAGATGGACTCGTTGCATTACGCGCAAATCACAGCCGAGCGCGACGCATCTGATGTGCGCGGCGCTGCGCACATTATGATCGCGCAACTCGCGAATGGTCACAGCATCGAGACGAAGTCCGATCTGTTCCAGCGATTCTTGGATCGTTTCATTCGCGCGCAAAAGAAAGACGCGATCGAAACGAATATTATTGTCATCACATCGCTCGACATCAGTCCGAATGTTCGCGCGAAGATCGACGCGACAAACGCGAATGCGCGCGCGACGCCTGATGCGTCGCCACTTTTCATTGAACACGTGCTTGCCGCGCGAGTGCGCATCGTTGTACCCGAGCATATCGCGGTGCCAGAACATACAATTGTACCACGTGAGGATGTTGAGCGCATTTGCGCAGAGTTGCATATTGCGCGCGCGGATTTCCCGCGCATTGTCGCGAGTGGAGATAAGCCTGATGCAATGGCTGTTTGGCTTGGTCTGCGCCCCGGAATGGTTGTTCGCATCAAGCGCATATCTTCTGCAACTGGATATTCCATTGCATATCGCGCGTGCGCTTGATACGCGTGATCATTCGCAAAAAATGCGATCACAGTCGATTACTGCTCTTTTTTGTCGCTCGCGCTTGCGCATTTGTCAAGATGCGCGCGGCACTTCGCAATTATTGCGTCGATGTCTGCAATGATGCGCGGAGAATCGCGCGAATCAACGGCGAGTTGCCGCACGCGCGCGAGTACGCCTTCGATAACCGCGCGCGATGCACCCATGCACTCGCGAACAGATGCAATTATCGAATCGGCATTATCAAGAACCGCGCGCGGTATTGCGGCTTCATCGCGATCGACACGCTCTGCATGAATCCCGATAAGATTCCAAGGCATGTAACCATACAGAATGAGACCTCCGGATTCGCGCGGAATCTCACTCTTATTCGCGAATGGAAGACCAGTACTTCCGAAATATGCAGGGACGAACGGATCATCACAGCGCATGTGCGTAATCGCGCGAATTAGTTCTTCGTCATTCGCGCGCGATCCAAAGTTTATCGGAACATTGCGCGGAGGCGCGCGCGAATAATAGAAACCGATGACGCCACAATCGAGACATGGAGTACCACGCGTTGCTTTGTATTGTTCTGCAACATCGCGAAGACCAATCATGCGTTGCATACCGACGGCAGTTATGTACCCGCCGGGGTTTGTCGCGCGACGATATATCGCCTCGGTATACAATGCATATTGTATGAATGGCATGAGCCGCATTCCAGCCTGCAACTGTGGTAAATAATGCGTGGGAACACCGCGCGGGTTTGATACGAGCGTGCTTGGATCTGCAAGGCTGTTAGGGTTTGCCGCGAATCCCGGCCATATGCGCAGAGCTGGATTTTTCATCTCGAGTAACACATACGCTTTCAACGCATCGATAAATGCACCATCAGGTGAGTATCTAAACGATCCATTGAAGTAACTCGCGGATCGACAACGAATATCAACATGAAGAGTGCGCGCGATATACTCGCACAAGAGAGGCTCAAAGAGCGTACCCCAACCCATTGCGAATTCGCCGACGGCATCTTTGACACTCGCGGGAACTGGCGCGGTTTGTTCGATGACTTGCAGATCATCGAGCACGAGTGATGTTGTATCAAGAGCAACGGGTACGGATGCCGCGGGCGCAGCCGGTGTCGCTTGTTCGCTTTCATCAGATATGACATCACTCGAAGTGTCAACATAACCAGCAGTGACTTGCGCGACTTGTTCAACTTGCGCGGGTTGTTCGATGATCGGAGGCGATGTTTCAGTAATTTCAAGCGGTATTGCTTCGACAATGCGCGAGATTTTGCGCGCTGCAAGTAGGCGCGGCGCGGTTGTAAGGTCATGCATCTCACTGCCACCTATTGATTCAAGAGCGCGCGCGAACCACTCAGGCGTGTACTGCGGTGGGTACTTCTTGCACTCTTCTTCGAAAGTAGCGATAGTATCGGCCATTTTGATGATGCGTGAGATGTGTATATAGCTTACGTCTGTTGCCGATTCAATTTATAAGTCATGAGTGAAGCTCCAGATGCGCGCACAATGCCCACGCGATATTCAACTGGTATCGCATTATGCACAAAGGGTCGCGATGGAATAGTGCGACTTCTTATGGTCAATCGCAGGTTTACGTACGCGTTTTATGCATTTGTTTGCGGACACTACAATGAGCGCAGTGACTTTGCAATTATTCGCCTGCTCGATGCAATGACCATTGATGAGAAGGTCAATATCATGAGTATGAACTTTGCGCAGCTTTGGTTTTGTATTTGGCTTAATCAATGTCAGCCAGCATCGTACATCAGCGCGCGAAGCAAGTATAATGAGTGTCTAATCGGAGATGGTGGCGCACGATTGCGCTCACTCATGCGCAGGTCTTGCGCGAGTGCGACGCGCGTTTGGGAGATTCCAAAAGGTCGCAAAAAACACGCAAGTGAGTGCGATATGGATTGCGCAATTCGCGAGTTTTATGAAGAAACAGGAATACCACGCAGTGCATATCACATTACCGGCGGAACATACAGTCTTACCTTTGATGAAGAAGGTATCCGCTACAAGATTATGTATTTCATTGCTATCGCCGCGCGCGCAATTGTTCAGCGCATCAATTCATCCGCGCTGGATCAGATCTCCGAGATCTGCGATATGCGCTGGGTTGCGGCATCAGAGGTCTCGGTATTTGCGCCGCGCGATATTCCAGGACATCGCCGCGTTATTAGATATGCGCGCAGACTCATTAAAAACCCGTGCGTACATAGTAGTTCATGATGAGTCCGCAGAGTATGTCGTGCATCAGCTGCTCGTTGAAATATGCGAGGTCATCTTGTGTGATTGTCAATATATCCGCATCGAGACGATCGCGCGATGCGAGTTTGCGCGCCTTTTTTTGCGGATTATGCGCGCGATCCGGCATGCATGTCGATGATGTCGGACGATAAAGCCAACTCGTTGTTGCAAAGTTGCGTATGTCCTGTGATCCAGGGTAAATAGCAGGGTTGTGATAATATCTGCAAGTCGCAATGTTACATCCGAGCTGTGAATCACAATCATGAATCTTCTGAGGCGAAGGATCGGACGTATAAACGATGCCAATATTTCCCTGCAATATGAGACCGCCCGCGAATCTCAGCGCAAATCTGCGCGTATGTGGCAAGTAATAAAGCACGCCGTCCGCGCGGATTTCGGCTGTGCTTGCTATCTCAGTCGCGCGCAGTGACATGCCAGACGACACCGGAATATCGACATCGCGCGCGCGATGCGGAAGAGGCGCGCGAGGAATCGCGGTTTTATCCGCGGATTTGCGCGATGTTTCGCGCGGTCTGCGGCGCGCGCGAACTACTGTCCAATTTGTATCAGGATTGGGTACGGACGCAGAAGGGGGCTGCGCAATTACGCGCGGTTGCGGTGCATACGCGCGCCATGTTCGCATATTGCGTTGAGCAGTGCGAAATGTATCAATACGCTCGCGCAGTTTGGCGAGCAGTCCGCTAAGTTGCGACTCAATCGCGGGAAGTCGCAGGGTGACAGGATCGAATGGCTCGCGATCCGCTAGATCGTCAATGAAATCACTAAAATCGCGCAATAAATCAGTCATTGCAACCCAGTATAATATACGCGCAATGGCCTATAAGGAGCAGGACGACGCAGGGCTAATAGAAGATTTGCATTCGCGTAAGGAGTTTGCGCAGTTATGGATGCCTCCCGGCGGTGCGCTTGAAGAAGGAGTTGATCGCGCGATGCTCCAAGCGCATCAACAATTCATTCGCAACTTCGTGAATCCAAATTCGCATATTTTGCGCGTGCACTTGATGCATTCGACTGGATGTCACACTCCTGGAACACCCATACTGATGCGCGGAGGCGCGATGAGACCGGTCGAGGATCTCGCGGTAGGCGATGAAATCGCGGGCGTTTCGAATGGCGAAAGCGCGCGAATTATCGAGACACATCGCGGTGTTGATGAAATGTTTGAGTTGGTGCCAAGTGGCGATGGAGTGCCCGCGGGAGCAATCAAATACATCGTGAATGCTGGACATATATTGCACATACTCACACGCGCTGGCTGGGCTGATGTATCAGTCGCATGTCTCATTGCGCAGTTCGGCGCGAATGTCTCATTTTACATGGGGTATGCTGCGGATGGCGCAGGGATTCGCGCAGTGAGTTTCGGAGTGCGCGCGATTGGCCGCGGCATCTTTTACGGATTCACACTTGATTGCGCGGATGGTTTATATCGCGGGGTTGATGGTTTGATCTTGCACAACAGTGGAAAGACTCGCGCGGCAATTGGCGCTGCGCAAGAGTTCGTCAAGATGTTTCGCTTCATTTATCGCGGTGTCAATTGGCGCGACCCAGGTGTCATTGGTCCATCGGTATTCGTCATCGCATTCGGTGGCAAACAATCGTTCGTGCGCGATCTCATTAAGTATCCAGAGTATGGTTATGCATCATCCGTGGAATATGAGACCTTTTCGCGACTTCTGCGCGAGTCTGTCGAGAGTGATGAAGCGTATCGCAAATTCAGCGATTATTATTCCATGCTCAAGCGGCGCACAACAAATCGCGCGCGTGGTGGATTCTATAAGATGTTCGGCTATGAAGAATTCGCGAATCGTTTGTTTACTGCGGGATCGCGCGACCTCAATGACATCATCGCAGAAGCTCACAGACTGCGCGAACCTTGTTATGCAGTGCTCGAACGCGCAATTACACGCGGCGAGATTACGCCGAACGCGCAACTTCTCGCGCGACTTGAGAACTCGGTGATCATTGCTGATGAGATTCATAACACGTATAACTCGCAATCAATAAACAATCGCGGTCTTGCGTTGCAATATGCGCTTGATCACGTGCAAGGGTTGCGATTTATCTCGCTGTCTGCGACTCCGATTAATTCAGTACCCGCGGAAATCGCAGACTTCATCAACTATTTCGTGCCGCCTGAGCGGAAGATCACGCGCGAATCCCTGTTCTCTGGCAATGTTCCACTTCCGGGAGCAATCGCGCGCATCAATGAACTCTTACGCGGGCGCGTGTCATTCTTGTACGACTTTGACCCACATTATTTCCCGCGCAGACTTGATGTTGGAGTTTCCATTGGGGATTTACCATACTTGCGATTCACACCGTGTGAAATGTCACAGTTTTTCATCAACACTTTGCGCGCATATGAAGCGACGCGCGCGAGCGATGTCAGTGTGACGCCTGCGCCTGCGTCGGGCGATGGCATCGCGGATCTCGAAGTCGAAGCGGATTATGACGAAGAAGTCATCGGAATAACTCAGAGTGCGTACTCATTGTTCGACATGGTGTTTCCAAATCCCGCGTCTGATACAGTGGGACTTTACAATTCCGGCAATACCTTTGCAACGCTGCATTCCGCGCAGGAACAGTGGAAGCGCGAACATGGAGTGTCGACGAAAATCGCAGGAAACATGCGCATAATCGGTGGTGCGTTCTTGCGCGTGCCGAAACTGCGCGAGTATTCCGCGAAGTATGCATCACTTGTCGATGAAGTATTGCGCGTCGTTCGCGAGGGTGGCCCAACAAAAATACTTATCTATCACGAGCGTGTGCGCGCGACTGGAGTCATTCTTGTGCGCGAGATTCTGCGCGAGAACGGCATGATTGGATCTGATGACGAACCCGCGGATGACACAATATGCGCATCATGTGCTCGCGAGAGGCGCGATCATGCCGTAGGGGACACAACGCATGAATTCCGACCGTTGAGATTTGTTGCTTTATATTCCGAGCTCGATAAGACATCGCTCACATCAATTCGCGAGCGCTACAACTCACCTGCGAATTTGCACGGCGAATGGTGTTCGATTCTTATTGGCTCTAAACTTATTCGCGAGAGCTATGATTTCCACGCAGTGCGTCATTTGTTTGTTCTCTCGCTACCAGTAAGCATTGCGCAACTTATCCAAGTGTTCGGACGCGTCGTTCGTCGTGGAAGCCACACGCGACTGCCGGAAGCAGAGCGCGATGTTCGCGTGCATGTTCTTGTCAATGCAGCCGGTGTGAATCTTGACGCCGGAGGATCGCGCGCGACTGTTGCGGATCTCGCGAATTCCCCAGAAGTCAGAAGATACGCATTGAAACTTTCGACTTATCTCGTTGTACAACAAATAGAGCGCGAGATGGCGCGCGGGGCTGTCGATGCGGGACTGAATGCGGATATCATAACAAAGCCGGATCGAGACAGTCTCGGTATGCTCCTATTTGATGCTCCGATAAAGTTCACACTTCCGGATGCAGCGCATCCAATGCGCGTCGATACATTCTTCGCATATGGATATGGTCACCAAGAGATCATATCGGCAGTTGATATCATCAAAAAACTATTCAGGACGCGCGGAATATGGCCCGCGATTGAACTCGCGGAGGCCGTGCGCAGTCCGACATTCCGCACATTGACAAATCCAACATTCATTACTGATGCATCAATACTTATTGCACTCGCATATCTTTCGTCACACTCGGAGTCCGGAGCGTGTGTTGTCGGTACATGTGATCGCGCGGTAATCATTGATGGGACGTCATATCTAATCATTGCAGCGTCCCGCGCGAGTGATGCACGGCGCGGAGGCGCCGCTGGAGATGCGGACATAATCGCGCGGACATTCGCGCGCGACGACTACTTCTTCTTGGCGCCTGTAGAATCAGTAGAAGTTGCGGGAATAACTCGCGCGCGCCCATTGATTGACATTGAATCGACATTGCGCGGTCCACATTATGAATCAGAATCAATAATCGCGACCGATCAATACGAATTACAATCATCGTTCGACGAATCAATTGCGCCGATACTTCGCGCGAAGTACGCATCTAAAACGGAGCGCCCGAATGTTCGCGCACTCGTTGGCATGCGCGCGTTTCTGATACAGTTTTCATCCGATCATCAGCGGATTATAGCGCGACACTTCGTTGAAAACGCGAAGATGCGCGCGGAATTCCCCGCACTTTATGCATTCATGAATGCGCTTGGTATCTTTGTTTCGTATGACTTCGCGAGTAGATATCGCGATGTCGCGCGACGCATGAGGTACCCAACAACAACTCCGCAAATGCCAGTCGGTTATGGCGATGGCGCAGCGATACGCCTTTACACTGGTGATGAATGGGTCACACTCAATAGAAGCGCGCTGAATATGCATGTTGAGTTCGAAGAAAACGACGTGATCATTGGTATTTATAGACAGTTTCCATATGAGATGAAGTTTCAGTTGCGTGATCCAATACAAAAGTTGCGCGCGAAGACGACGACTTCGTCAGGTCGCAAGACAGACGCGCGACTTATAGAACGTGGTAGTGTCTGCGCGACGCGATCGCGCGCGGTTGCAATTCGCGATGCTCAGCGACTTGGCATTCGCATGGCCGACATTCGCGAGGCTGACACGACTATTGCGATATGCGATCTCATTCAAGATGCGATGCTCACGCGCGAAATAGAGGCACGTCGCGCGGGTCATCGTTCGCAACTTAAATTCGTGTATGGATGGTGGAATGTGGTGCCCGTTCCATAGGCGGCGCACTCGAATTGTGTGATTTGTGATGAGATTTTTTACGATATCGCGCGCGGATAAATTGAAATGACACCGATTGCATATACTCATAATGGCAGATAGCCCAGCATTTCCAGTAGACCCCGAAGCCTCACCCAAGAGTTGGGCCGATATGGCCGACGAACCCGAGTTTGACGCAGTATCACTCGACGAAGAGAAGCACTCCGCGAGCGATGGAGAAACTCATGATGGCTGTGTCGCGCCTCTTCCATCGCCGACTCTTGTAGGTACAGTGCGCGGAATCGCGGACATCATCAGTCGCGCACCAGACAGCCGCGAGACTTACTCGGCTCTTCGCGATTGTGGAATGATCGACAGAAGCAACCCACCACCAGCAACTTATCGCACCGGCACTCCTTTGCAAATCGCGATTTACGAAGCATTCTTCCTCAATCCGCGCGGTGTGAACACGCGCGCGGATTCTCCGATATGCTGGCGGCGCCTCATTGACTGTATGCATGCGCGCGTTATTGCGACGATACACGCGATTGTTGTTGGTCGCGGTGGTGTGATGAATGAGGAATCAATCGCTGCGATTTCGATCACGGAGTTTCGCGCGATTTTCGGCACTGAACTGAGCATTGTCACGCCGATGTGGAGTGGGATGTGGCCGCTTTACCTCAACGCAAAGTTGCATGTTGAGACGTACAATCACTCGTGTCTTCCGCGTTGCATAATTGCGGACGCGCCGCGTAGCAATCCACTGCGCGATTCCGAGGAACAATCGCGCATACAGAAGCACATCGCGCAACATCGCGCAACGTACTATCATGGAGCAATGCCGCGCGAATTGCGCGGGCCGCCGCGCGCTCCATTCACGCAACGCAAGGCGCCGGGGATGCCAAGGGCAAGAGCGCCGGAACATCTCGAAATCACGCGCAAGTATCCGCCGATTATTCTGAAACGCGGAGATCAGGCAAATGTAAACCAGTTTAGTGTGCTCGGTGACTGCTCGATTGCGAGCGTGATCGAACAAACGCGCCAAGTCGGTAAGAAACGCGCGACACCGAAGAAAGCAGCAGAAGTCGCAGAAGTCGCAGAAGTCGCGGAAGCGCCAAAGTAATGCGCGCGTGATCTCGTTTTTTTGAAGAGTCGCGCGTGTGATATAACCTGAACCTGCAGATGTACCTGTTTGCGCGCTTCTTTGTCGATATTGACGTCGTTAACCCGGTCGAGTTTTACATGAACTTCGACCAGAACCTTATGTCGAAGCTGCGACAACTTTATGAAGGTATCTGCTATGGTGGGCGACTCATTTTGCGCGTGATCGGTGTCGATCGCGTTGGAGAATGCGTGATAAATCAGCCAACATCCGCAACATTGGGGGTGCTCAGCGTTGCATTTGATGCGGTGGTTGTGGATTACAAACCAGGCGATCTCATCACATGTGTCGGAGTTCGCGCGAGTCGCGACGGCATCACGATGGTGCGCGCGAAACACTCGGACATCATGTTGGATCAGCCGCGTGGATCGCGCGAACTTGAACTTTTGCAACCAGAAAGTGCGGTCGTTGTGCGCTTGCAAAATACAGATGCGAACCCGGGATATCGCACGATTGCCGCGCGAGGTGCGATATTTTCGCCAGACCGCGCAACATATTATTACCCGATTGCGACCGCGGGCGACAGTGTAAGTGATGGCGCGGAAGATATGTTGATGCGCGCGATTTACATTCCACTTTCCGCTATCATGCGCGCATTTGATGGCGAACTTGCGAAGGTTGGTGGAGGTGACGCGGATTTCCCGGATGACATACCGCGCGTTAATGTGCGCGAGGCACTGCGCGATGCGATGGATGTGTGGGCGCATCTTGAGGTGAACGAGAAACTCAAGAGTGTCATCGTTCCGAGCATGTTTAATGCACTGACTGCCGGTGCAAGTGTTGCTCCAGTGCACGCGGAATGTACACGCGTTAATCTTGTTGATTGCGCGGCAAAACCGGGCGCAACATGTCTCGTTATTCCCGGCGACGTTCCACCTCTGGATGGCAAAGTTGACATCGCGATGTTATCCACTGATAAGTTACCAGCGGATTGGAAATGCGCAGCAATCGCGCAACCCGCTGATGTTGTAATCGCGCGATGCATGGAACATCAGATTGATTTGATTTCCGCAGCAGTCGCGCTCGCGCGCGAGTTCTCGAATCCCGCGTGTATGTCAGCAACGATGGGATTGATGAAATTGTTTGACGCGCAGCGCAAAAGCAAACCGTAAAGTTGCGCGCGATTTGTGGCGGTATTTTTTGAGTATATGCATATTCATGTGTACTGCTTGCACGAATGAAAAGTTGCGCGAAATGATGCTTGACGCGCTCAAGCGCGGCATCAAATCCGCGCGCGGCGAAGACTCGCGAAGTGTTGCGGTGAGTACGATAGTGCTTAAGAAGAGCATATGTCAGAACATCAACATGTTACAGCGCGATCAGAAATTGCAAGTATTGCTCGCAGTCGCGCGTGTTGCTGGAATAGATGCAATAGGTGTG